GAGTCAGTGACGGCCTTGCGGGAGAAAAGCATCTCCGTATCGGCCTCATCGTCCGAGGCAGGTTCCTCGCCCGCCTTGAACAGAATCTCGTCAGCGAAGCCGAGCTTCACGGCCTCCTTGGCGTTCATCCATGTCTCGGCATCCATCAGCTGTGAAATCTTGTGGCGGGAAAGCCCGGACTTGATTTCGTAGGCGTTCATGATGGATTCCTTGACTTCGTTTAACATGTCGATGGCCTTCTGCATCTCCTCGGTATCACCGATGGCGATGGTCGCAGGGTTGTGGATCATCATCATGGCCACAGGACTCATGCAGACCTTGGTACCGGCCATAGCGATGACGGATGCCGCCGAGGCAGCAAGGGCGTCGATCTTGACCGTTACGTCATGCGGGTAATCCATCAGCATGTTGTAAATCTGTGCAGCAGCAAAAACATCACCGCCCGGACTGTTGATCCAGAGGGTGATGTTTCCGTCTCCGCTGCTTAATTCATCTTTGAATAACTGTGGTGTGACCTCGTCGCCGAACCATGTCTCATCGGAGATTTCCCCGTCGAGGTAGAGCGTTCGGTCTGAGCCAAAGCTGTCCGGTTCCTCGTTTCGCACCCAGTTCCAAAACTTTCTGGTCATAGTGCCTCCTTCTTTCGTGGCCGGGTGCGCTCACTTTGCTGTGGCTGTTCCGGCTCTTGTTTTGATTCTTCTGTTTCATCTGGCTCCTCCTGTGCCTGAGACGAGACTGCAAAAATTCCTGCGTCCTTGAGCTTGGTCATGTTGCCGTTTATGAGATACAGGTCGCCACCTTCCTCTTCCGGGATACGGTCGAGGTTTTCCAGCTCCCTGATGTCGTTGGCGCTCATCCAGCCGTTCTGGCGTCCGGTCGCATAGCCGTTCATGCGGCTCTGGTAGTCTCCGCGAAGCAGGCCGTCCACATTGAACTTGAAGAAGTATTCCTTCTTCTCATCCATAGACAAAAGCGCCCGCTGCATGGACTGTTCCCAGCGGCAGACCCACGGGTCGAGCGTGTATTTCACGAACTCCAGCGACTGCTGCTCGATGTTTGAAAAGCTCGATTTCTCAAGGTCGCCGATCATGTGAGGCGGGATGCGGAAGATACGAGCGATCTCATTGATCTGGAACTTCCGCGTTTCCAAGAACTGCGCCTGCTCCGGTGAAATGGAGATGGGCGTGTATTTCATGCCTTCCTCAAGAACCGCCACTTTGTTAGCGTTTGCACTGCCGCCGAAGGCCGAGTTCCAGCTTTCCCTGACACGCTCCGGGTCTTTTACTACACCGGGATGCTCCAAGATGCCGCCGGGTGTCGCGCCGTTAGCGAAAAACTTAGCTCCGTATTCCTCACAGGCAATCGCCATGCCGATAGCGTTCTTTGCCATCGCAATCGGGCTGTAGCCCATCAGGCCGTCAAAGCCAAGGCCGGGAATGTGCAGCACATCGCTTGGTAGGAGCCTGACGCGGCTGCCATCCATCGTGTGCGCCTCATCCTGTGAGGTCTGGTATTCGTAGTAGAGGTGACCGTCTGCGTCGCGGTCAACCGTCATGCGGTTTGGCATAAGCGGATAGAGAGCCACGACCTCGCCCTTGCCATTTCGGATGATCTGCGCGTAGGCGTTTCCCCACAGCAAGAGGTGCGTCATCAGCGTCTCCCGAAAGACAAAGGAGGTCATTTCCGGGTTCGGCTCATCATGAAGCAGGAAGTAGAGCGGATGAGTAGTCGCTTTTTCCTTGCCGCCGCTGCCGTCGTACCGATACAGGTGAACGGGCAGGCCAGCAATCGCCTCGGATAGAATACGAACGCAGGAGTAGACCGCCGTCATCTGCATGGCGGAGCGTTCCGTTACAGCTTTGCCGGAGGTCGTGCCGCCGAAGAAGAAGCGGTAGGAGCTTCCGCTGGTCGCGTCCTTGGGCTTATCCCGGCTCCGAAATAATCCTGAAAATATACTCATAGCCATCCCTCCAATCCGTTAAGGGCTTCCCGGATCACCAGAAAGCCAATCAGTGAAATCAAAAGCATTTCAAATACCTCTTTTATGGCATAAAGAAAGCACCTACCCGTCGAGGGCAGATGCTTTTAAGTGCCAGTATATGAATTTGTTTTTTAATCGTGACAGCCGTGATCTCCACAGCCTCCGTGTCCGTGGTGACCGCATTCCTCATCACCATGATGACCTTCATGGTGAGAGCAGATCACGTTGGGATCATATTCAAGGCTTCCATCAAGTAGCTTTTGCACGGCCTCGTCAGTATTCCCTGAAGCGCCGCCATAAAGTGTAATTCCAGCTTCACTCATTGCTGCTTGAGCACCGCCTCCGATACCTCCACAGATTAAAGCGTCGACATTGTTACTTTTCAAAAAGCCTGCAAGTGCTCCGTGACCGGCACCGTTGGTACCAACAATTTGAGATGATGTGACTTTACCATCTTCTGTATCATAGATTTTAAACTGTGATGTTCTTCCAAAATGCTGAAAAACGTCTCCATTGTCATAGGTTACTGCGATTCTCATAGTATTTACTCCTTTTTCATTGATTTTCTTATCGGCCTCAATGTGCTGGGGTCGAAATTCAACATTACCGCCTTCAATCTGAAGTCTTTTACCGTTTATGAGTGCATCCGCAAGTTTTACTCGTGCTCTTTCATAAATTGCTGTCACGGTTGTTCTTGCTACATTCATTCTCTCTGAAGCCTCCGACTGATTCAGGTGTTCCAGATCAATGAGTCGGATGGTTTCAAACTCGTCTACGGTTAGAGTGACTTCCTCACCATTTGGTATTCCGTCTGGACTGAACGTAATGTATTCTGGCATGGTTTCGACTTTTCGAGTTTTTTCTTGTCTTCCTGCCAATTGAACACCTCCATTTCTGACATATGTCAATTATAGACATGTGCGCGAGCAATGTCAATACAATTCTGACATATGTCAGGAATATTTACGGTTTGTTCATATAAAAAGGATGCCTCTGCCGTCATATACAGAAGCACCGTTGTCGTTGCCGCAGCGGATCGCCCGGTCAAGTGCCATGATGGTTGCGATGGCACCGTCAATCTTCTCCGTGGACTTTTCCTTGTCGGCCTTGATGTTTCCGGCAGGATCGGTACGGATGAAGATGTTGTCCATATTCCAGCGGAGCACCGGATGTCCTCCGTGGGCGAGCTTTTTCTCAAGCGTCAGCTTCATGAGCTCTTTGGTGGGTGGGCTCATATCCTTGAAGCCCTGACCGAAGGGCACGACCGTAAAGCCCATGCCCTCAAGGTTCTGTACCATCTGGACTGCTCCCCAGCGGTCGAATGCGATCTCGCGGATATTGAAGCGCTCGCCGAGGCGCTCGATGAATTTCTCGATATAGCCATAATGGATGACATTGCCCTCGGTGGTTTGCAGCATACCTTCCTTCTCCCAGCTGTCGTAGGGTACATGATCGCGCCTCACGCGAAGTTCAAGCGTATCCTCTGGCACCCAGAAGTACGGGAGGATCACATACTTGTCGTCTTCATCCCGTGGCGGGAACACCAGCACAAAGGATGTAATATCCGTAGTGGAGGACAGGTCAAGACCGCCATAGCAGACGCGGCCTTCGAGGTCGTCCTCATTGACCGGAAAGGCGCAGGCGTCCCATTTATCCATTGGCATCCAGCGGACAGCCTGCTTTACCCATTGATTCAGGCGCAGCTGCCTGAAGGAATTCTCTTCACCGGGGTTTTGCTTTGCCGATTCGCAGGCCGCTTCCACCTTGTCAATGCCGACTGTGATACCGAGAGAGGGGTTCGCCTTTTTCCACACCTCCGGATCAGTCCAGTCCTCGTCAGGTTCCGCACCGTAAATGACCGGATAGAAGGTTGGATCGACCTTCCTGCCATCGAGGATGTCCTGCGCTTTCTGGTGGACTTCATAGCAAATAGTGTTTGTATCATTTCCAGCAGTGGTAATCAGGAAATACAGCGGCTGCATTCTGGCATCGCCGGAGCCCTTTGTCATTACATCAAAAAGTTTCCGGTTCGGCTGGGTGTGCAGCTCATCGAATACCACACCGTGGATATTAAAGCCGTGCTTACTGTAGGCCTCAGCGGAGAGCACCTGATAGAAGCTGTTGGTAGGCTCATAGATGATCCGTTTCTGGGAGGCCAGTATTTTGACGCGACGATTAAGCGCCGGGCACATTCTCACCATATCCGCAGCAACATCAAAAACGATGGTGGCCTGCTGTCTATCGGCAGCGCAGCCGTAGACTTCGGCGCGTTCCTCACCGTCACCGCAGCAAAGGAGCAGGGCGACAGCGGCAGCCAGCTCTGACTTTCCCATCTTCTTCGGAATTTCGATGTAGGCCGTATTGAACTGACGGTAACCGTTCGGCTTCAGGACACCGAACAGGTCGCGGATGATTCGTTCCTGCCAGTCGATGAGCTCGAAGGGTTTTCCTGCCCATGTGCCTTTGGTGTGGGTGAGCTGCTCGATGAACATCACAGCGAAGTCCGCCATCTGCTTGCTGTAGTGAGAAGTCTCTGCCATGAAGCGGGTCGGCTTATAGTTTTTCAGTTTTCGCATTGGCACGGTGGCCGCCTCCTTTCAGGACAAAATAAAAGACCGCCATAGCGATCCGGTATCAGTACGAGAGAAAGAGCCTTCTGGCTCAGTCTCCCGGAATATTCATATTCAGGGTTTTGTGCTTAGTTGTGGTTCTCCAGCAGGATGCAAAGCGCCATCTCTGCTTCCTTACAGGTGGGATGAATGTCCCAGCCTCTGTCGTAGTTGCAAACGGTCTCGCCGTCAATCTTGATCATGAGCTTGCTGATCCTGCCGCCGTTGATGCCGTAGGTCTCGCTTGGCTCATCGTAGTGCTTTACCCAGTAGTGGCACTTGGTATATTTTTTCTTGTCCTTGGCATCCGGGATGCCGATCACTCCTTCGCTCCACATTTTCTTACGCCTCCTTTACCGTCATCTTGAAGGCCGGGATGAGGGCGTGCTCGTCGCTTCCGAAGTGGGTGTAGCGCTCCTTGACCTTTACAATTCCGTCCAGCGTGCAGCCGAGCTCCTCAAACTTTGCAATGGTCTCGATGAGGCTTGAGAAGGTGGAGCTGATGGTGAATTCCTTTACTCCGAGCTTCCGGCAATCTTCAAGGATCGCTTCGATGTCGTAATCCCAGATGACTTCGGCGAAGTTCGGCAGGTCGTTTCCGGCTTCCTTGCTGTAAAGGTAGGCCTGTCCCAGCGTCCAATGGCATCCGATCTCTTCCCAGCGCATTCCGGGTTTCGCGTTTTCTATGGCTTCGATTGTGTACTTCATGGTGGTTCCTCCTTGTGGTTGTTTTCCTTTTGGTATGTACATATATCACTCTGAACGCTTGTAATAGCAAGCTATTTATCGAAATATATGTGACAATCCTTCAGGAAGTTTTGAGGCCTAAATTGTGTAGTTTATGCCTCGCCGGTCAGAATGAAATTCACGTATTCTTTCCGGTGATCCTCAAGGTATAAAACCAGCTCGTAGAAGTCTCTCTCATAGGCCAGCCGCTGCACCGTGTTTACATCGAACATATTGGTAAGACCAGTGTCCCGGATAGCAAGGATCTGCTCCTTTACCTTTTCATCCATATCAGTCCACCACCTTCCGCACGCGGTCGATGCCGTAGATGACATTCAGGCCGGAGCCGTTGTCCCAGTTCACCATGAGGCTGCCGGTATCGTCGACTCCCGTAACGGTTCCCTTGGTGCCGATAGGCGGAGCCTGCACATCGTCCATCTGGAGAAGCTCCACGCGGGTGCCTGCCGGGTAGCGGGAGCGGAGTGCTTCAAGCTGCTCTTTTGTGATCATTCGCATGCTGCCACCTCCTTTTCCGGTGCGCCGTTCTTCCAGCTGGAGTTGCCGGAGAGGTTCTTAAGGAGAATCTTGCGTTCTGCCTTATATTCGTTTCCGATGAAGCCAAGTCGCAGGAGGAAGCAGCGGAATGCGTACTTCTCGTTGTCGACTTCCTTCTCGGTGGCGCTGATGCGCTTCAAATCCCGGCTCATCTTGCCAAGGGATGCAATGAAGTGGGTGTAGGCCTTGACCTCGTCCGGCTCCGGCATCTCAGTAAACCAAGGGAAGCTGACCGTATCCTCTGTGACCTCGATGCCAAGGTCGTCAATGCCGAGTGCCTTTTTGATGAGGCTTTCCTTGGCTGTGAGGAGGTTGGTGAGGTTTCCGACCGCCACCTTGTCGAGCGGGAGGCTGACTGTAAGGCCGGTGGCTTCATCGTCGCTTTCGACCTCTTCGGTATCCTCCGGTGTGAAGCCATCCGCGATCAGGTTGTGGATGATGCGTTCCAGCTTGTCTGCGTCCTCGCAGGTTACGCTGCCTTCCTTGTCGACCGTGATGTCGCCGATCTCGTAAGCGCAGGTCGGCATACGCATGTAGATTGCCTTGTCGCC